TTACCAAAAAAACAGTTTTAAATGCCAACGTTAGCAGTAAATAGAAAAGGATTCATAACAGGAACAAGTGCTAGTGATTATTCAACCGCACTTGTTCAATCTACTGGTACAGCTACTGATAGTGCTACAGGTAATCAAACAACCTGTATTCAATATTTTCAATCATCAGGAAGAGGTGGTGGTACATTTAGATTTATAAGAACATTTTTACATTTTAACACAACAGGTATATCAGGTGCTTCTAGTATTTCGCTTCAATTAACTTCTGTTGCTGGTGATGCTAGTTCTGGTCTTCATAATGTAACAGCAGTAAAACATACTGCAGGTAGTAGTAATGGTAGTGCAATTGTTGATAATGATTTTAATAATGTAGATAAAAGTACTGCATATTCTGGTGCAACAGCTTATGGATCAAGTGGAACAATTACATTTAATTTAAATGCAGCAGCAGCTACTCAAATTAATAATAACAATGATTTTAATATAGCATTACTTTTAACTGCTGATGTAGCGGGTGAAGAAGAAAGTCCATTAGAAGAAGATGGTTCTATAAATAATGGTATAGCTTTTAATAGTGCTATAAGTTTAGTATACACAGCAGCGGCTACAGGATACGGTAATGATATAAACACTGTTTCTTCTGATAGTATAGCTGAATTAAATACAGTAGCAACAGCAAACATAGGTAAAGTAATTACTGTAGGTTAACGGTTTTTATTTTTTGCATATATGTATATCCGATTAATAAATAATTAATAATAAAAACAAATTTTAATACATTTTAAGTTATGGCAAAAGCAATTAAATTTACAGAAGAAGAATTAAAATCACTTCAAGAACTTCAAGGAACTTACAATCAAATTACTTTAGCAATGGGTCAAATATCATTGTCTAGATTATCTATAGATGGTCAAGAAGAACAATTAAAAGCAACTTTAGTAGATACACGTACTAAAGAAAATGAATTGGCAAAATCTCTTACTGAAAAGTACGGTAAAGGTACTTTAAACATAGATAGTGGAGAATTTACTCCAGAAACTACTCCAGAAACAGCAAAAAAGTCTAAATAAAGCTTCATTTTTTAAAGTATAACTTATATTTATAGGTGACCTAAAAAAGGTCGCCTATATCAGTTTTGGTTTGCGATCTCTCTTTATATTTATATAGGAATAGCAACATTGAACTTAACAAAATAAAATTACAATAAGATGGCAGAAACTATTATTTCCCCAGGTGTATTTACAAGAGAAAATGATCTCTCGTTTTTACCACAAGGAGTAGGCGCTATTGGCGCAGCATTTGTTGGACCTACAATGAAAGGACCAGCTTTTGTACCAACATTAATAAGAAACGGATTTCAAGATTTCATTAGAAAATTTGGAGATCAACATCCAGAAACATACGTACCTTTTGCAATAAAAGAATATTTACGAAATGCAGGAGTAGTAACAGTAGTTAGAGTATTAGCTGGTGGAGGTTACACTTACGGTGGTTCTACTAGACCAATAGCTTATATTACTACAGATTCAACTAAAAAAGAAATTATAGGTGTACTTGTACCATCAAGACAAGCTACAGCAGGAACAGAAGTTAATCCTTCATCAATAGATTTAGGTGAATCTTCAATGTTAAATGTTGCGGGAGGTGCTGCTACATATTCAGATACAATCTCATTAGTTCTATCAGGATCTAATGTTAACGTTCATGATGATGCTATTTCATTTCCAGCTGCAAATAAAATCAATACTTCATTTGATTCAACTAATAGTAATTATGTAACAAAAACATTAGGTACAGATGCTAATAATAATAAAAGTGGTGCTAATTCATGGTTAGGTGGAAAACCAGCATTCTCTTATGTTCAGTTTGATAGTTTTAGAGACCCAGATACAGGAGATATATTATCACCTTCAGAAAGTATACAATTAATAACAGGTTCAGTAGAAGCTGTATTTACAAGTTCATTCGTTGAAGGATATGATCATGCAAAAACACCATTTATCACATCAGGATTTTTGGATGTATATCCAAATACAACAACAGTAGATTTATTTAAATTTCACACAATAGCAGATGGAGACAATACAAATTCAGAATATAAAGTTTCAATAGCTAATTTAAGAGAAGTAGCAGACATTGAAGGTATAGAACAATATTGTACATTTACAGTACAAATTAGAAGTTATGGTGACACTGATAAGTCACCAATTATTCTAGAAGAATTTAGTAATTGTGATCTTGATCCTAATTCACCTAACTTTATTTCAAGAAGAATAGGAGATAGATATCAAGAATATAGTTCAGCTTTTGGAAAAGTAGTAACAAAAGGAGATTATCCTAACATTTCAGAATTTGTAAGAGTTGAAGTAGCAGAAGGAGTTAATGAAGGGTCTTATTCACCAAAATATGAACCAAGAGGATTTGGAAAAGTATCTGATACTATTATTCCTGCATATGAAGCAGAGGTACAATATACATTGCCAGCTTACGTTTCAGCTTCTGTTCAAGAAATTGGAGGGACTTACAATACAAAAGCTTATTTAGGTTGGGATTTTACAAATATAAATAATTCAAATTGGATTAAATCAACTCCTAGAAGTGGTTCAGCAACAGCAGATACACACCTAAATAAAGGAGCTAAATTTAATGTAGACCAATTGAATATGCATCCAAGTGCATCAGCAGCATATTCAGGAGCTTTAAGCGCTTCAGTTTCATTAACAGGAGACGCAGGACCAAGAGCAATAGATCTTAAATTTACAGTACCCTTCCAAGGAGGTTCAGACGGTATTGATCCTGCAAAAATTAGATTCTCAGGAGCAAATTTAGCAGATAATAATGCATTTGGATTTGATTTAAGTAGTACAAACGCTGCAGGATACACAGGATATAAAAAAGCATTAGATATTTTATCAAACCAAGACGAGTATGATATTAACATGTTAGTATTACCTGGAGTAATAAAACAATTACATGCTTCAGTAACAGACGCTGCAAATGTAATGGCAGAAGATAGAGGAGATACATTTTATGTAATGGATTTAGCAATTGAAGAATCAACAGTAGCTAATGCAGTAAATGAAGCAAATGGGTTAGACAGTAATTATGCTGCTGTATACTATCCATGGGTAAAAGTGCTAGATACTTCGCGTAACAAACCGATTTTTGTTCCTCCATCAGTTATAGTGCCTGCAGCAATCGCTGCGTCAGATCGAATTGGAGCTGAATGGTTTGCACCAGCAGGTTTAAATAGAGGAGTATTAGGAACTGTATTAGAAGCTAAAAATAGATTAAATCAAGCTGAAAGAGATAGCTTATATGAAGGAAGAGTAAATCCAATAGCAACATTCCCAGCAACTGGAGTTTGTATTTGGGGTCAGAAAACACTTCAAGTAAGACCTACAGCTTTAGATAGAATTAATGTTCGTAGATTACTAATTACACTTAAGAAATTTATCGCAAGTTCTTCTAAATTCTTAGTATTTGAACAAAACACACTTCAAACTAGAAATAGATTCTTAAATATAGTTAATCCATATTTAGAATCAGTACAACAAAGACAAGGATTATTTGCTTTTAGAGTAGTAATGGATGAAACAAATAACACACCAACAGAAATCGACAGAAATAGATTAATTGGTGCGATTTATTTACAACCAACTAAAACAGCTGAATTCATAGTACTTGACTTTAACGTATTACCAACAGGAGCTACATTCCCTGCATAAAAAGTTAAAAAGTAATATATTTATAACGGAATAAAAAACAAAATAAAAAGATGGCAATATTAAACACAAACGACATGATGTACACAGCATTCGAACCTAAGTTGCAAAACAGGTTTGTAATGTTCATCGATGGAATTCCAGCATTTTTAGTAAAAAAAGTTGGTAGACCAAATATTCAATTTGGAGAAGTAACTCTTGATCACATTAACGTGAAAAGAAAAATCAAAGGAAAAGCTGATTGGCAAAACATCACAGCTGAACTTTATGATCCAGTAACACCATCAGGTGCTCAAGCAGTAATGGAATGGGTTCGTTTGTCACACGAGTCAGTTACAGGTAGAGATGGTTATTCTGATTTCTATAAAAAAGACATTAGATTTAACGCATTAGGTCCTGTAGGTGATGTAGTTGAAGAATGGATTTGTAAAGGAGCTTATTGTTCACAAGCAAATTTTGGAGAAGCTGACTGGTCTTCAGACACACCAATGAATATTTCTATCACTATTAGAATGGATTACGCCATCTTAAATTACTAATAGTAGTAAATTATATAGAAAAAGAGCGCCTATTTTGGCGCTTTTTTTGTTTCTCTATATA